CCGTGTCGGACGAGGCAAGGTCGCTGCCCCACATCAGATGCAGATCGAACATTCACCCTCCCGCAAACCAGACCAGCCCCACGTCGCCCAGAGCGGGTCGGAAACATGCTGTGATGCAGGGGCCGTCCCGAGGGATCGCCGCCAGAGTGCATCATCGACAGGCCGTCAATCCTGTGCGTCAGGCACTGCGGTCATTCCGCCCTGCGGGTCCGGATGCCGATGCGTGTTGTAGTGGCCGCGCAGCTGCGACAACGAACCATGGCGGTCATACACATCGCCCTCCACATGCAGGTCCCCCCGCACCGATATCGTCCCGTCATTCAGCAAGCGAACGAAGCTGCCGCTCCGGTGCGTGAGCCAGAACTCGCCCACGGGCGTTGCCGGCGCCGCAGCCCCGCGGCTCCAGGCACGGCCAACGATCAGCCCATGCTCGGCATCACCTTCTTGCGGCAACACCAGCACCTGGTCACCCGGTGATGGCGGGCAGCTCAGGCCCCAGCCATTGCCCACCCACCCACTCAGAAACGGCAGCCACCCGGTGAGCACCCCCTCCGGCTGCAACTGCACGCGCGCGGTGGCCGATCCCGGATCCACCGACGTCACCACCCCAAACCTGGGCTGACCGCTCGACGCATCCTGCGCGCCGCTATGCGCCTTCAAGGCATTCAACAGCCGGTCCATCAGCCAACTCCCGTCGGGTTGCCCTGCAACGCCAGGCTCTGCGTGAAGCCGCGCCCGGCATCGATGTGCCGCCGGATGGTGTCGATCCCGTAGAGCCGGTCCCAGTCGGTTCCGGTCCCCTCGATCGCAACCTGCCGGCGAGCCGTCAGGCTGAGTTCCCCAGGCATCGTGGCCCAAGCCGTCCATTCATGACGAACAAGGTCCGCGAGCGTCCGCTGGGCCAGCCGCTGCGCCTCCTCGGCCGGCAGGTTCGGCCGCACGATGCCATGCCGCCAGAAGCGCCCGCTGCCGCCCCCCTGCACAGTCTGCACCACCGCCTGCCCGCCACGCTAGTCCCAGCTCCGCACCGTGACCTCGATCGTCCGCGCCATGCCAAGCCCACGTTCAAGCTGCAAGCTCATGCAATCGGCAGGCTGCAGCACGAACACGGACCGATCAGCCGTTTCGCCAAACCGCAGCGTCTCGCCTTCGACAAACAACCCGAGCCCCTCGCGGCCCGCGAGATAGGCCAGCAGGTCCCACTCCGACATGGCCTTAGCGAATTGCCCCATCGTCAGCCGGTCGTGCTCAGACTGAAAGTAACGCCCCACCAGGGTCGACGTCGTCGTCCCCGACACCTGCAGCCCGTGCCGCCCCGCCAGCAAACCGGCGATCTCAGTCGAGGTCCGGTTGGCAAACGTCTCGTCCACGCGGCTATCGATGAACAGCGCCGACAGATCACGTCCCTCGACATCAATGACGCCATGCACGGGATCCAGCGACACGCTATCCGCTTCTCCGGTAACCAGGCCCGTCCAAACCCCCGCAAGGCCAGCCTCCACCCGCAGCCGCACACCCGGCGCAACAAGCATGGCGAGCCCCCCCGCGCCCGCCGCCACTCGGAGGCTGAAGCGATCCGCCGCCAGATGGTTGTTCGACATCACGTCCGCGCACATCACGCCCGGCACCGGGCGCCCGTCGGCCAGCACGCGCAGCGCGGGCGCAGAGGCCTCACCGCGCAAGTCCGCCTCCGGCCGAAGCATCGACCGCCGGCAGCGCCAGCGTGACCAGCCCGGACAGCACGGGATCATCAAGCCCGTTCAAGGCCGCGATCCGGCTCCATTGCGTCGCATCGCCGAGCTCCTGCAGCGCTAGCCGATAGAGGTCGCCGCCCGCCACCGTGACATAGTTCATGATATGTTCCCGATCACCGCACGCGCCGTCACCAGCTGGGCCAGCGTCCCCGCTGCAGCGATCGCAGTCGCCACGTCCCCGCCGCTCATCGCCATGCCTGCCGCATCGATTCGCTCGTCCAACGCCGCCCCGGCCTCCGCAAGCCCGGCCCCCAAAGCCAAGGCCTCAGCCATCACGAAACTGAAGCCGGCCTCGACAAGCGTCGTCACGTCGCCGGATGCGACAACGCATGCGCGCAGCCGGTATGGCATCCAGGCCGGATTCACCCCCTCGACCTCGAAGGCCTCCAGCACCACCGAATAACGCCAGCCTCCCCAGGTCAGCAGCAGCATGTCCCCCGCCCGCCGCAGCCGCTCCAGCAGCCTGACCCGGCTCGCAGCATCGGGACCGGAAAATACGCCCGACCAGCAGACCGGAGCGTCGTCATCCCCCATCGCCTGCACCACCCGCCCGCCCCCGGTGAGCGCATGGGACACCAGCCGTTGCCGACCGCCGAACTGGATGCGCTCGGGGATCTCGAAGCCGCGGAACACCACGGGTCCAAGCACCAGGTCCCCCATTACAACACGCCCGATGGCGTCCAGGCCGGCGCCTGCCGCGGGTCGAAGAACGAGGTTCCCGCACCGGGCCGCCCCGCATCCCGCGCCATGCGATCGGTCAGCCACTGCCCAACAAGCCGCCCGTCCAGCATCACGATACCAGGGCCGCCATCACGTTCGCCGCCGCTCTCCGCCTGCGGCGCCACCGCGGGTTGCTCGAACAACCCCCCATGGGAACCCGCCCCGCGTGCGCCGCCCGCGATACCGGCTGCTGGTGGCGCGACACTCCGCTCGTCCCACCCGGCAACCGTCCCGCCGCCCCGAGCCGGCGTCCCCGTGCCCGTCTCCCACCGGGCCGCGGGATGAGCCGCCGGACGGGCTGCCGTCGTACTGGCGTCCGATTCCATCGCATCGAACGGCCCGTCGGAACCATCATCAGACAACCGGCCATCCACCCCCCTCGCATAAGCGATTGAAGCCGTAAGCGCGGACCGGCCTGCCCGGCGCGGAGAACCGCCCCGCTCCTTCAAGCCCTGCCCTCCCTTGGAGCCGGGCCGCCAGATGTCCGCAGCAGCCGCCGGTTCGTCCGGAACCACAACCGGCCCGAAGCCGCCTCCTTCATCCCGCGTCGCGAGCGACACCAGGTCTAGTGCCACATCCCCGCCGGCTTGGTCCAAAGGCGCCGCACTGGCCCCATTGCGAGCCATCACAGGGTCCGGCACCACATCGGCAGTCCGGTCAAGCTCCACTTCATTGGCCCGTTCTGATGTGCGACCCGCCAGGCCTGGTCGCCGCATCACCCGGGGTCCGGACACCTCACTACGCCGCGCTTGCGCCACCGCCGCCTCCATCGCAGAAGCACCGGGCTCGTCCGCCTGCTCATCAGGCGCCGCACAACCCTGATCCGCAGGCGCCGATGCCGGCCGAAGCACCGCAAGCGCCCCGACCGCCAACTCAGCGTCGTCTCCCGCGGCGCTTGCCGCCGCATCCATCACCTCGAACTCCGCCGCCAGCACCTCGAGCCCCTCCAGCAGCGCGGGCGGAAACGCCATAGCGACCCCGATCTCCGAAGCGTCCATCATCATCTCCTCACATCCGCCCACATTGACGCACCGACAGCATGCAGGCCGGACACAGCACCGATGCGCCATCCAGCGGATTGCTGAACACGCCACGCAACCCACGCCCGCCGCACGCCGACCCGACACCGTCGCAAAGCTTCCGCACCACCGCCGGGCGTTCCCTCTGGTCGGTCCGGGACAGCACGGGCACGGCGATGCTGTCGGCGCCATGCGGGCGTCCCGTCATGTCCCCCAACCTCCCGCCTCGTAGTTCCAGCTCCGCCCGGAGAGTTCACCCAACACAATGATCCAGGCCCGCTGCTCCGCCGGCTCCAGGCTGAACGCGACGTCGAACGGCACGCCGTTGCGTATTAGGAACAGGCTGTCCCGTAACGCCCCCGACTGCGTGTAGAAGGCCAGCGCGACCGGATCGTCTAATCCGGCCGCGCCGCGCTGTTTCCCAGGGCGGCCTCAGCCAGCTCCCGCCCGATCGCAATCATCCCGGCATCGCCCAGCCGCTGAATCAACGCCTCCAGCTGCCCCTCGCTCACCGGTTGCGGAACCGGCGTGTCATCAATGGCCGACACGCACATCGCCAGCATCGCATAACCGACATAGCGGTCGTTCTGCGCCAGTCCTGCGCCCAATGCCTTGAACAGCCTTAGCCGGTCCAGCGCCCCCGGCCGCCGCACGTCCAGCACCCGCCCGCCGTCATCGGTCACCCGCCGGACCATTTGCGCCTCGGCGACGATCCGGGCCGAGGGTGTCGCAACCCCCGGCCCGGCCTCCGCAGCCGCCCCAGCCATCAGATCCGCTTCCGCCGGCTGGCAAAGAACTCCAGCCGCTGCTTCACCGCCGAGTCACCCCGCCACTGGCCGGAACTCGCCATCTTGAACGCCGCACCGTCATACTGATACGTGCTCACGCTGCCATCCGGCTCCGACACATACTGGTACAGCGTCCCGCCCAGCAGCTGCCCCTGCGCGTGCCAGGCCTGCTCCAGGCCGGCAATGAAATCATCGGCCACCGAACTCCCGCGCTCCAGCTCGAAATGCCCGCGCCACCCCTTCGGCAGTTCGGCCGCCATATGAACGCCATCCATCCGGTCGATGCGGATCGGATGTGTCTCCTGATGGCTCTCAAAACCCGTCACATGCGTAAGATCCACCCGGCTTCCCGCCCGCCCGTTCGGACCTGCCGGCCCGATCAGCACCAGTTGGCAATCCCGCCCCGTCGAGAACGTGTTCGCAGCCATCTCATGCTCCCCTAATTGACCCGGCCGGCATCAACCTGCCCGCCCGGCAGCGTCTGCCGCGTCACCTGCACCGTCTGGCCGCCTTCAAGGTTCACGATGAAACGCTCGTTGATCGCCTGGTACTGGATCTGCGCGTCCGATTGCACGTAGCCGAGCCCGGTGCGCGAAGCCGGATTGTTGCTCGTGTCGCAGATCACGCTGAAGGGCTGGCTGCCATCCGCGCTCCCCAGGATCCCCTGCCCCAGCATCGCCTGCAGGAAGCTCAGCTGCGTGCTTCGGATCCGCCGGAACAGCCCGGCATTGATCACCTGGCCCACGTACTGTCCCATCCCCGCCGCAAGCGTCGCCGAGATGAAGTTGGTCAGCCGCGTGTAGTTGTCGCCGTTCGTACCCGCGTTGGAGCTGCTGTTATGCCCGCCCCGAGCCCCCCAGTAGGCCCCGCCCGGCTGCGGGTTGGCGATCACGTCAAGCCCGGATCCCAGCAGGGACGCAAGCTCCGCTGTGCTGTAACCGGTCGTGCCGCCGCTCCCAGGCACCCCGGCCCGCTGCGTCCCGACCACCCCGTACAACGGCTTGTTCAGGCTGCTCTGCTCCGGGCTCAGATTGGCCAGCCGTCCCGCCACGAACCCCTGCGGACTGACCAGCCGAACCGTGCCCGCCACAGGATCCGACCAGTACACCCAGTCGCCGAACATCAGCTTGGCCGAGTAGCTGTCCAGCCCCGCCGCCTGCTTGACCTGAATCGCCGTCGGGATGCTGTCGCCGCTCGGGCCCGTCAGGATGACATAGACCCCCTCCTGCTGGGCGAAACCCGCCTGCGTCGTCCAGGTCGCCGCGTCATCCAGGTCCGACACCACCATCAGGCTGCAACCCTGCCCACGCAGCGCATACATGCCCCGGCGCGGCAGCCCATCCGATCCGACCAGCGTCGAAGACGTCACACCGGTCGCACCGTCCGACCCATTCAGCAGCGTTTGTGAAACCAGCTGCCCCGGCGCGGTCGCAGTCGACGATCCCAGGCTCGCCACGCACAGCTGGCTCGGCCCTCGCAGCGGTCCCTGCCCCTGGTTCACCGCCGTCACCAGGCTCTGCCAGAAGGCCGCGGCCGTCGGCGCAGCGATGTTGTCGAAGTTCTCCGCCAGCTGCCCCGGCAATCCGATCGTCAGCCGCCATGTCCCGGCCCCGCTGCCCGGCAGGATCTGCACCGCAATCTGGTTGCCCAGGCTGCCGCTGTAGCGGGCCGCCAACAACACGGGGTAGCCACCGCCCGTAAAGAACATGGCGTATGACGCCGCCACATCGGATCCATCGGTCACCCGCACGCAGCGGAACGCCTGCGCGCCTTGCTGCACCGCCGTGGCCACCTGCGTGCCCATATCGAACTTCCGCGACTGCAGGGCTCCGAACGACCGGGAATAGTCGGCCATCGACCCCACGATCACCGGTTGGTTCACCGGCCCCCAGCTCGCGGTCCCGACCATGCCGATGACGTTGGTCGGCACCCCGTTGAGCACCAGGTTCTGCGGTGGCACGATCTGCACATAGAGGTCCGGCACCACCAGCGCGGTCGTGTTGAGGCTGCCTGATTGAACGATCGGCATGATCAGCTTTCTCCCGGAAGATGAATGCGGACCACGTGGTCTGCCTGTTCCGACGCCAGGACAGCGCCAATGCCCGCCTCATCACTCACGACGTCGCCGATGCGCCACGGCCCGAATGGCCGCACCACGATCAAATGCTGCATGCTTCACCTCAATTTAGGGGATATTCTCAGCTGCGACTGACAGACATCTTCGTGCAGATACAGATCCGTATCTGGATCTTATTATCAGGCGACATAACCGGTACTGTTTACTGTTCCGCTTCCGAACAACATCGTGGGAAGATCACTGGTTCTCACAGTCGGATACTCGATCCGATACAGCAGGTCCCGCCGCCAGGCCCGCACCACACCGCCTTCATCCGCACTCTGGCCAGCCACCGCCTGGATCCGGCACCCCCAACCGCCAACATCCAGGAACGTCAGTCCGGCGAGCGACAGATCGACCAGGGCCGTCAGCTGGTCCCTGATCTCGGGCGACGGGCACCAGCAGGTCACCCGGAAGCACGCCGTCTGCCGGCGGATCTCCTCACCGCCCTGGCCATCGGCCACCGCCCGCGCCGTCACCCCGAACGCGCCCGGAAACTGGATGGAGGCCCCGGTCAGCGTCGCTGGCCGATCCGCCCGCACGAGCCCTGCAAGAACCGCCGCCACCAGGTCCGGCGCCGAAGGCTCCGTCACCCGCCAGGCATAGGCCCGCCCATCCACCAGCACGCCCGCCACCACGCCTGGCCCGGCCGTACCGGTAAACCGCACCCGCTCCCCGGCCGTCTCCGCCAGCAACGAGCACACCGGCGCCGCGCCCTGCCACTCGGTGGAAAACCGCGTGGTGTCTCGCGCGCTGTCTTTCACCGGCTGCACCGTCAGGTGGGCGATGCCAGCCTCCAGGTCGGCCTCGAGCGCCGCCGCCACCGGCCACCCACGATACACCCGGCAGACAGTCGCCACTGCGGAGGCCGATCCCGGCCCGGCCGGATACAGAACACCGGCGATCCACTGCGCCAGTCCATGCTCGACATCGGCCTGATCCGGCATCTCACACCCCTCCCCGCCGCACCGACAACCGCCAGCCAAGCTCCGAGCCTTCGGCCACCCGCACGATGTATCGCTGCCCGGTCGCGTCCTGCAGCAGGTCGGACGCCTGGATCGGCCGTGGCGTCAGCGGCAGCAGCACGGTCCAGCGGGACCCGCCGGGATCATCCGGAACAGCCTCCCGTCCGCCCGCGGTTCCGCCCAGCAACTCCGCGGGCCACCCGGCCAGCACCGTCTGCAGCCGTGGCTCCCGGACGCCGCCATAGCCGTTCAGCCCCGGCATCTCGCCGCCGATCGCCCGCAGCACGCTCACGGTCGTGGTCGTCAGCACACAAAGCGGCCGGGCCATCGACGGCAGCGCCACGATGAACAGCACGCCGCGCGGTCCCACCAGGTAATCACCCACCTTGGTGCAATCCGCGTCGAACATCCCCCGCAGCGCCCGTTCATAGCCGCGCGGCCGCCGATACCCGGGATCGCCGCCGTCGAACGCCGCCGGCAACCGCAGCAGCCGCCGCTCCGGCAGCAGCGGCCGCTCCGGCCCGCACGGCCGGAGCAGGTCATGCGGCATCCCGAACACCCGCGCCGCCGCGCCAAGCCCCCGGCTGTAGCGGTCCTGCAAACCCGCGCCGTCCATCAGACCACCAGCCCGATGCTCGCCCGCTGCGCCGCAAGCTGCGGTCCACTCGGCACGCCGAGGAAGCCGCAGAACCGCCGCCGCCAGTCATCGAACAGCCGGGTCCGCTCCGTCAGTTCCGCCGGATTGCGCGTCCAGCCGGCCGCAGCCCCGGTGTCCAGCCCCGCCCCCGCCGCCGGAATAGCCGCCTCCAGCCCCTCCAGCGTCGTCAGGTATCGCCGGAGCACCACCTCTTCCGAGGCACTCAGGTTCGACAGCCGATACTCCACCAGTCCGCTGGCCTGATAGAACTGCCACGCGGCATTGCCGCCGGGTGCGAGACCGTGCACCGGATAGCCCAGGAGCCGCCGCGCCTCGGTCCGCTCCATTTCGCTCAGCATGCCATTCCCCCAACCATTCCGCCGAGCAGCCCGGTGGCAGCCACGCCGCCACCGGCATCCGGGCGCTAGCCCAGGTGTTCGATCAGCACCGCCCGCTTGAAGGCGGCGTTGGTGGCCGTCGGCACCACGCTGGGATTGGTCATGCTGTCGCTCGGCGCACAAAAGCCGCCGATCCAGTACCAGCTCTGCGCGATGATCTGCTGCAGCCGGTCGATCGGCTCCCGCGTCACCATCGCGATCCCATCCACCACGCTCACGATGCTGTCGGCCGGCGCGATGTCGTTGGCCGCCATCCCGGCAAAGTCGCCCTCGATTAGCGCCCCCTGTCCCACGACGATCGGCCGCCGCACCACGGCGCCGGCCAGCGAAGGATGGCCCTGCACATACGCCTCCGTGGTCGGCACGAACCGCAGCCCCAGGAAGTCGTTCACCATGCCCGAGCGGAACACCTGGCTCGCGCTGGTGGCGCCCTGGAACAGCTGACGGAAGTCGCTGTCCGCAAACAGCTGCCGCGAGCTGACCGGGTCCAGGTAGCAGTTATAGGCGCCATCGATCTCCGGCACGGCGTTCAGCCGCAGCTTCGCCACCGCATCCAGCAGGCACCCCATCGTCAGCGTGTCCGCCGCAAGCAGCCCCGCCGTCGTGGCCCGCCCGTTCGGCCGCACCACCACGCTCGCATTGGCCGCCTGCACCGCACTGCCCAGGGCGCCGTCCGACACGCTCACATTGGAGCTGAACGTCAGCGTCCCCGAGATGCCGCTCGGCGCCGTGCTGACGTTGCTCGCATCCGCCGTCGTGCCGATCAGCGTATACACGCCGGCGCCGACCGTGACGGTCAGGCTCGTGGCGCCGCCCACCAGGCTCTGCACACCGTTCACCAGCGTCGACGTGAACCCCCGCAGGTCATCCACCGCCACCGTCGGCCCGGCAGATCCCAGCGCCGCCCTCACCCGGGTGTTCCCGCCGAAATACGGCCCGAACAACGCATTGCGCGCCAGCTCGTCCAGGCTGCGCGCTGCCTGCTCGCCGTTGATGGCCGCATTCTGCAGAAACTGCCCCACGATCCCGACCCGGCTGGTCACCATGTTGAGGTCGGTGGTCGCGGCATAGTGGTTCAGGGTCAGCGTATACTGCTCCACCCCCCAGCCCGTCGGCGTCAGCCCGTTATCCAGGTTGGTGTTCGCCGCCGCCGGCACCGGGGTCGTCACGGCCGGCTTCAGGCCGGCACGCGTCTTGGTCAGCGTCTCGCCGATCCCGACCGAAAATTCCTCCCGGTCAGCGCAGGCCCGGTAGCCCAGCCGCGAATGCAACGCCTGCTGAAACTCTCGCTCAAGAAAACCCTGCTGCAGGATAGGCTGCAACACCGTCGGAAAGTTCTGGATTCCCATCGATCGCCATTCCTTCTGCGAACACGAAAAACCCGGCGCGCCATAGGGCGGGCCGGGTTGAAACACTCAAACACGGTGGTGCAGGGCGTCGCCTACAACTCACCAGCGTATGAAAGATGTATGCCTTTTCCGGGGTCGTCCGTCAAGCAATTATTCTTATGAGATGTAAACTTTCCTATCTTTGCCGAAGCAGGGCCGCTCGGGCCGTCCGCCACTCCTCCACGCTCATCTCCATCGCCGCCTTGCTCCGCGGCGCCGCTGCCCTCGGCGCCACCGCCACGCTGCTGCTGTTGGCCCCGAACAGATAAGGCTTGGCCGCGCGCAAAGCCGCCATGACGGCCACGCCGTCCGCCACCTCACCGCCCGCGTTCAATGTCACCTGGTTCAGGTCGATCAGCTTGATCCCGTCAAGATCCACCATCCCGGCCCGGATCGCCGCCGCCTTCAACTCGCTCTGCACGAGCCGCGCCCGCAGCACGGCCATCTCGGCACCGGCATCCGCCACCACAACCTCGGCCACATCCACATCGTCGCTCATGCAATCCCCCGGCAGAAAACCCCCTCTCCAACAGAAGAGGAATGAGTGAAGCTCCACGCCCTCTGGCGCCGATCGCGTCTGGCCTGGGCCACTCAACCGATCATCATGCGGCACTCCTCCCGTCGCGGCTCATGGCGCCACATCCCCCGACACGCCACCCCATTCCGCATCGAGCCAGCGCCGAACCGTCTCCATCGGCAGCAACCCGGCCTCCGTCAGCTGCGTCAGCACCGTCGCATCCCGCGCCCGGTCCTCACTGCTGGTCGGGTACCAGGGCGGCCACACCAGCCGCAGCACCGCACCCGCATCCAGTCCCGACACGGCAACGCCGCCCACCATCAGCGGATACCGCGCCGAAGCCCGCAGGATCATCCGGCACAACACCAGCAGCCCCCCCTCGCCATAGGAGACCCGCAGGTTGTCCGCCAGCCAGACCAGCCCCTGGTTCATCATCTCCAGCGCACGTCCCGAGGCCGGGCTCCCCAGCCGGCTGGCATCGGCCCGGTTGCCGTGCACCCCCTCCAGCGCCAGTTCCCGCAGCAGCCGCACGTAGTTCAGCACCGCCTCCGCGGCCGTGCCGTTGATCTCCAGCAGCCGCGCATCCCCCTTCTCGCTCACGACCAGCGCGTTCCCCGCGCCGCGCACCAGCTCGCCCTCGAGCCCCGCCGGCTCCTTGATCAGCAAGGTCGGGTCGGACGAATACTTCAGCCCACGCCCGGCCTGGCTCAGCTGGTAGTCGATCTCGATCCCCATCTCGACCGCCGCACGAAACGTGCAGGCCCCGTCCGGCCCCACCCCACCCGGCAGGTTCCTGATCCAGACCAGCGGCACGAATCCCAGCCCGTGCCGCACGCTCCGTCCGGCATCCTCGATGGCGTCGCCCGCCGCCCCCACTTCCTGCGGCACGAACCACGTCTCCGCATCCGCATCCCATTGCCGCATGAACCAGTATGCCGCCTCGGGATCGATGCCGGCATATCCCAGCGCGACCAGCTCTGGCCCCGGCACCTTATAGCGCTCCACCACCCGCAGCAGCGTGTCCGGCACGGCCGGGTCCCATGTCGGCGTCAGCCACACCGTGTCCAGCACATCCAGGAACACCCGCCCCTTCAGCACCCGCAGCAGAATGCACGCACTGCCCACGCTGCCCCGGATCGCCGCATCCACCATCACCTGGTTGACCCGCGCCTCCCGCATCACCGCCGAGAGCGCCGCCTGCACCGCATCGTCCGGGCTGCCGATCCGCGGGAAATGCCCCTCGCTGAACAGCAGTGCCACACTATCCTCGACCACCACCCGCGCCAGCGCATACCGCACGCTGGGCCGCCGCAGCCGCAGCGGGATATACTCGCCTCCCGCCGTGCGCTCCTCATGGAACTCGTAGGGCAGCGCGTCATACAGCGACCCGTCGAGCACCCGCCGCATGAGGTCCAGCCGCCGCGCGCGCGCGGTCATCTCCCGATCCGTCGGGATCAGGTCGCAGATCGTCTGAAACATCAGACCTCCCAAAAAAAAGTAAAAAAGCCCTCTCCCCCGGGGAGAGGGTCGGGTGAGGGCGCTCACGACCAACAAAACCTCTCCTCAAGGGAGAGCGCGCGGCAAGGGCATCACCCGGTGCAGCAGACAGGCCTACCGCGAGCTCCAACCGTTCCGCACCTGCCGCGCCGGCGGCGGAACGCTCACCAGCAGCGCGTAGGCCCGCGCCAGCGCATCGACCTGGTCGTCCTTCGCTCCACCCGGAAAGTCCTGCATCTCCTCCAGCAGCACCCGGTTCCAGCCCGCCCGCAGCAGCGTCAGATTCCCCGCATTGGCCTGGCTCGCCACCGGCATCGCCCGCGTGGCCTTCGCCCCGCTCTCCGGGCTGCTCACAACGCGGAACCCGGCCAGCCGCGCCGTCAGAAACGCCACCTGCGACCGTCCCGCCTGCCCGGGATCCTGCGGCAGCGAGATCCGCACCTCCGGCCCATCCCGCTCCGCCGCCAGCCGGATCGCCTGCACCACCGCCTCCGGGCCGCCCTGCAGGCGCACCACGTCGACCACCTGCAGCGTGCCCGCAGCGCTCAGGCACAGCTTCACGCCGACGGTCCAGTCACCACCATTCTCGCTGGCGGCCAGGTCCCAGCCCCGCACACACGTGCCCGGCAAAGCCTCCTCCACCACCGCCACGCGCTTCACTTGGAACAGCCGCCCCCCGGGAGAGGTCGGGGCCTGCTGGAACAGCGCCGCGAACGACCGCTCCCCCAGCGCCCGCCGTTTCCGCTCCAGCGCCGCCCGCGTCTCCCAGGCCGGCCAGAGCGCCTCCCCCACCCGCCGCTTCATCGGGTCGTCCGCCTCGGCGAGCGCCGGCAGCCGCAGCACCCGCCACCCATCCTCACTGGCCAGCAACCGCCCGCCCAGATCATCCGGATGCCACCGCGTCATCACCAGCACCATCCGGCCGCCCGGCTTCAGCCGCGTCACCAGGTCGCTGCGGAACCACTCCCACAGGTGGTCCCGCGCCGCCGCACTATCGGCCTCCTGCTGGCTCTTCACGGGATCATCGATGATCACCAGGTCCGCCCGCCGTCCCGTCACCGGGCCGCGCACCCCCGTGGCGAAGTAGCTTCCCCCGCTGGCCAGCCCGAACCGTCCGGCCGCCCGGCTCGTCGGGTCCATCACCAGCCCGAGCCGCGCCCGGTGCTCGGTGATCAATCCCCGCACCCCGCGCCCGAAGCCACAGGCCAAGCTCGCCGTATGGCTGGCCGCGACCACATGCGCCCGCGGTTCCCGCGCCAGAAACCACGGTGGGAACAGCAGGCTCGTATAGGTCGACTTGGCCGACCCCGGCGGCAGCAGCAGCATCAGCCGGTCCCACCGGCCGGCCGCCAGCCCCTCGAGTTCCGCGATCACCATCTGGTGGTGCCGCGCCGGCCGCAGGCCCTGCCCCTTGAGCGCCAGGGCAGACCAGGCGCCCAGGTCACCCCGGACCTTCGCCCGCAGCCGCTTCTCCGCCGAAATCGCCCGGCCAACTGTCGAGTTCGTCATCGGAGATCCCCGCCAACTCGCCCGCCGGCCGCATCGTCACGGCTCGGCCATGCATGTAAGGCGCCGCAACCCGTGCGAGCGCCACCGCGGCATCCTGGTCGTT